GAAGAAGAGGAACTGGTAGAGCAAAAACAGGTGCACAAAGAGGTAGAGGTGTGTTGATTGAATCAAGATCACCATTGGGTATCGCGGAAGATGTTTCACAACTTGGTGCAAGAAGAAATTTATTACAATCTGTTCTAAGAGGAGCAGGACAAAATGTTCGTAGATTATTAGGAGGAGGTTACTAATGTGTTTTCCAAAAATGCCAGATATGCCTAGTGCAGAAGAACAATCAAGGCAACAATTAGAAATTCAAAGACAATTACAATCTGATGCAGATTCAAGAGCCGCAGATCAATTAAAATCTGAAAGAAAAACGGCCGCTGAAGCAAACAGAAGAAGAAGAAGAGGTAGAAGAGGTAGAACCAGTTTAATAACACCAAGACCAATTGGTGGTATGTTTGGAAATGAAGATACAACTGCAAATGCTTCAACTATTAAACCTTTAGGTAGTTCGTTATACGGCATCTCAAACGAGTAAAAAAAGTATGAAAGATTTTATTGCTAAAGCCTTCAAGTTGGCTAAACAAGAAAGAGCCAAACACGAAGACGAAATATCAGAAGCATACAAATACACTCGTCCAAACAGAGATATCTACAGAGATCAAAATACCACAACAGATAGATCAAAAATATATGATTCAACAGCACCAGACGGTGTGCAAAATTTAGTTTCAACAATCCTAAACTTATTGATACCACAAAACCAACAATGGGCAACTATATCTGTTAGAGAAGACATCAAAGAACGTGTTGCAAGTGATGTTAAAAGAAGATTAGACATAGCAAACAGAACAGTATTCAAAACAATCAAAGATTCAAACTTTTACGTAGCGGCATCAGAAGCATTAACAGATGCAGTTATATCTGGATGTGGATGTTTGGGTATGTATGAAGATAATAAAATTAATTTTAGTGCAATACCATCATATCAATTATATTTTTTAGACAACTACAAAAATGAAATAGACACAGTATTCAGACAACACGAATTACCAGGTGGATATATTGTTGAAAATTATGGTGATGCAATTAGTGAAGAATTGGCATCAAGTTGTAGTGAAGATCCATACAAAACACAACCAGTTTTAGAAAGTTGTTTCCGTATGCCAAATGAACAAGATTACACATATTGCATACAAATTGGCAAAGAGATGACTATTGTTGATACAAAAAAAATGCCAGTCCCTATGTTTACTGTATTCAGATTTAACAAGACAGTAGGTGATACGTGGGGTGAAAGTCCAGTTCGTATGGCACTTCCCCATATCCGTGTTTTGAATGAGGCACAGATGTTGTTTATGCAGGCCGCTTCATATCTTGCATTAGGATCTTGGCAAGTAAATTCAGATACAGCAATAAATTTTTCAAACTTAAGATTAAGACCAGGTGATGTAATCACAGTTGACCAACCATTACAACCAGTTCCATTTCCAGGACAATTAAACGTAACAGAAAACACAATCAATGATCATAGAAGAATGATCAGAGGTATGTTGTTTAATGATGTAATATTGCCACCAGAACAATCACCTACTATGACTGCAACAGAAGTGCAGTTAAGACAGTCTGAATTTTATAGACGTTTAGGCCCCTCAGGATTAAGATTAGAACAAGAATTTTTAAAACCAGTTATTAACAATTTGATCGTTAGATTACAAATGAGAGGTGAAGTAGAAGAGATAGTTACTGAAGACCAAACATTTGACCTAGTAGTTAATTCAGCCGTGAAAAGAGGTATTGCTCTTGCAGAGATATCTCGTGATCTACAGATATTACAAACTGTGGCTCAACTTGGTCCAGAAGCAACACAAAACGTTAACGTCCAAGCACTGGCTAGAAAAATCCTAAGAGATGGTGACATGAGTCCTGAAGCAATTAGAACTGAAGCAGAAGTTGATGAAATACAACAAGCGGCTCAGCAACAGCAACAGGCACAAGTGTTACAACAGTTTGCACAACAATTACAAGGCCAAGGTGAACAACCACAAACACCACCAGCCTAATTTTGTCGCGATAAATATAACTGAACATAAACAAAAACTAAAACAAAAGAACAGAAACTATGACAAAGTCAATTGCACAACTTCAGCAACATTATCGTCAGATATTTGAGTCTCCTCCAGGGAAAGCAGTATTAGAAGATTTACGTAGGATCACAAATCAAACACGTGTGAGCAGTGATTCTCCAAATCCATATTCAGCGGTCTATGTGATCGCACAGCAACAACTGTTGAGACGAATTGAAAATATGTGTAAAGAGCGTAGTGCTGTGCTTTCAGAGAAGGAGCATATAATCTAATGTCAAACGAAACACTAAATCAAACACAAGAAACACAAGCAGAGAACAATTCACCAGACTTGTTATCTAATGTTGAAACACAAGCAACTCCAGATACTGCAGAAGCAGTAACTGAAGATCAATCACAAGAAACAGATAGACCAGAATGGTTACCTGAAAAATTTAAAACACCAGAAGATCTTGCAAAATCATATGGTGAATTAGAAAAGAAAATGACCAACCATGTGCCTAAAGCATATGATTTTACAGTAACGAAGGATGTAGGACTTGCAGAAATGCCACAAGATCTTGCAAATGAAGTTACGGAAGTATTCAAGAAAGCAAACTTTTCACAAGATCAAGTAAAGACAGCAATGGCACTTTATTCAGATCAAATACAAAAAGTTCAACAACAAATTGCAAATGCACCAAGAGTTGACCTAGACAAAGAAGAAGGTAGCCTTAAACAACAATGGGGCAATGACTACTCAAAGAGAATAGATGCAGTCAAAAAATTCGCAACAACAATACCTGAAAGAGTTTTGAATCAACCATTGGTTGACACAGCAGAAGGTATTATGTTTTTGGAAACATTGATGGAAGGTAACAGGATGCCAAATCCTATACAAAATACCACTGTCAACACAAGGCAAGATCCACACGCAATCAGAGAAGAGATACAAAAAATGAGGGGTGATGACAAGTTCAAATTACCTCCTGGGGATCCTGTAGGTGATAATCATAGACAGAGATTGTATACTCTCTACGAACAATTAGACAGACTAGAACCAAAGAACTAGTGTATGAGCAAACTGGCAGATAGTTTGCAAGTCAAAGACTACGTTGTTACATACCAACAACTGTTAAGCACTGACACTTGTAGTAAAATAATAGAATGGGCAGAACAACAGCCTAATGCTGACAATGCATGGGATGGTTGGGAAACTGCCAAATCAGCGGTAACCAACACAAAGAATGAAGTCACTGATCATAGAATATGTGATATGACCATGCTGAATGAAAACAGAGGACCTTGTTGGGAAAACATAAAGATGGCATTGCATCACATCGTAGAAGATTATCCATATTCACACAAGATAACAGGACACACAGGTGTAAGCCTAATTCGTTATGGTGAAGGACACAAGTTTGAAGAACACATAGATCACTATGGTGGTGCACAACGGATACTGAGTGTCAGCATGATATTGAACGAAGAATACACAGGTGGTGAGTTGTCTTTCTGGCAAGGTAAGTATCAAGTGCCTAAATTGAATGCAGGTGATGCTGTGGTATTCCCCAGCAACTTTGTATTTCCCCATGAAGTAAAACCTGTCAAATTGGGCACAAGATACGTATTGATAGTGTGGTTCAACTGATGAAGAAACAGACCTATCCTATACTGTGGACCATTTATCACACAGCCATAGTTGTAGAACTGTTTGTAATAATAATACTTTTAATTGACTGATGCAATTTGACAAAGGCAACACCATATTTGATCTACAAGCAACCACTTTCACAGACAAATACGAATTGTTTGATAAGATCAAAGATTCGCATACACCCAAATACAACACCGTTGAAATTCTACAGCGATATCAAAATGCAGGATTGATCCCCACAGGCAAAGACATAATGCGTGAGATGTGGGAACAAGAAGACATATCCAGCACACACAAACAAGATTAAGACCAGGGCCGTGATAAAACAATTCTGGTAATACCAAAAGGCCAGGGCCGTGATAAAACAATTCTGGTAATACCAAAAAAAAATAATATCTGGTATTACCAAATTTGGTATTACCAAAATTAATCAGCCACAAAAAAAAGCGGCCGTAGCCGCTTGATTTATATATTTTTTTAGATTACGTCGTTGGATTTATCGTGTTTGGACACGGCACGATGCCGCGATAGTTGATATTCTCTAATTGCTTTACGTTGTATGCGTTTGTTTTTGGTCCAAGCATCACGCTCAAGTTTTAGTTCTTGTTTGTATTGCTCGCGGATCCAATCGCCTTGTAGTTGTTTTTGTTGTTCAGGTGTTAATACTTTGCTCATAGTCCCATACTCACGGATATGTAATTTAACATCAACAGCAGTCCTAACACCATACATCCAATCACGATAACATATTTCATCATACTATATCCTCCCAATCATAGCCAATTTCTGTGTTGTTGAATTCCTTAACACAGCAAAACGTATCAGCCGTGTAGTTTTTTTTTACATATGAGCGTAATTCTGTCCAAGTGCCTTCAAAACCCTCTATGTCCGTGTGCCCCTCATTTGTAATTATGTATTGCTTCCTCATACTGCCCCTTTCATCTTAAGGAATTCTTTTAGGTCAATATCACCTTCCGTCAATAGATAGTCAGCATATGCCATTTCTTTGTATGTGCCATCCTTTTGTTTTACGAAAGCAGTATCACGTTGAGCGGGTCGCTTCATATCCGTTATTATCGCTTTCTTGTTTTGTAGATCCAGACGAGCGGAAGTTTGTTCCAATTCCTCATCCGTCAAACGTTCCAATATCGTTTTTGGAATGTATATGCTGTTAGTCATTTGTTTTACCTCTCTTTTTTGTTTTTGCTAATCTTAACACTTTAGCACGTTTTTTTGGTTTGGTCAACGATGTTTTATAATCATCATAATATCTTTCATCATCATCAAACACGGGCCATCCTAACCTCTTTACCAGTTGCGGTCCTTTTAGGTAATATCCGTCCTTGCTATTCTTCCGTTTCATCATCGTCCTTCCTTGTTGGTAATCCAAGTGTAAATCTATACGTTGGATCAGTCATCAAATCGTTTGTTTTTAATTTGGTTTTTTCAGGTAAAACATCAGCGATCTTGCGTTGACGTTTGCCCAATGTTTTTTGGTAAGGTTTCAGCATCTTGTCCAATTGCTTGTCCAATTCCTCATACAATTCATCACGGAATCTATTACGGAACGAGTCAAAAGTCCGCTGTGCTTGATTGTCCAATTTTACTCTACGATGATTTGCTTTTTCATACAATGCTTCGTTGATGTAATTTACCAGCATATTTTCTGTATCCGCTTCATTCTTGTTTCTATGCCAACGGTTATCGCTGTATCGTATCCTTATATTCAAACCGTTGCTCGTGTTGTAATCCTTATCGCTACTGTATTGTTGATCGCTGTAGGAATGTGCTATCGCGATGTAATCAAATCCATAGTGCTTCATCAAATACTTGATTTCAGGCACTATCGTTTTGTAACGATCAGCCATACTTTGTTGTAACGGTTCACGCTCACGATCACTAAACACGATCACGTTGTTCGCTATCTTAAATGCGGGTTTCTTACAGCCAGCATAAAGAGTATCTATTATGAGTTTGCTCATTGTATTGCCTTTCTTTGTTGAGTGTTTCATAGTATTATTATAACACAACGGAACATCAAGGTCAACCTTTAATGTTGCTTTTGGTAATCTGCCAGGCCGCTACAAAAAAAGTAAATGTTGATTCCCCTAAACTTGGTTGTTTGGTAATTTGGATCCCCTGCGACTGCGGTGATAAACTTGGTGAGTCCACATCAGTGATCAGGCTGTCCAAGTTGCGGCTAACCTATTCAAGGTGAGTCAAGTGACGTCACTTGGCTGTCCAATTTTTGCTAACAGACACAAGGTGAGTCAAGACCTTCACTACGGCTGTCCAAGTTTCTATACACTAATGTTGCGACGACCCAAGAGTGCTACAAGGCTGTCCAGTTCATATATTAAAAATATTGATGAGTCCATCTCTCCAGGTTGGCTGTCCAACGTTGATAGCAAAAAAGGTGATCTACTCGTGAGTGTGATCAGGGTCGCCAACTTTACAGATCTATAAACACGGACACTCTGTTCTGCCACCAGAGCCACCCGTTTTACATCAAGATGCTGTTGGACACAAGGTTGTTGGTTGCTACCACGAGTAGGTGAGCCAAGTCCAGATATCCTCATCTTGCGGGTCATCAACGTTTCAGATAGCAGAGCAAGGATTTGGTGCTGTGGTCGCTAAAAACACGGTTGTCCAGACTTCCCCTGTTGGTGACTTCCGCCTCTACTCTACCATCAGCGTTTAAAAAAAATATAAAAAAAAGGTTGCTCTTCCAGGACACAAATGCTACAATGTATTATGATCATCACAACTAACACGATAGATATCGCGGAGCAGTTAGTCCTGTTGATAGGACGTTTCAATTCCAGATGTGATCGTGCTGTGTGTTTATCCAATAGGTTAGATCAAACACTCCAGGATAACTCACAAGCAAGTAACATCTGTGCTCTGTGCTGATCTATATTTTAACCGTGTGAGTTGGCTACAAAACAAATACTTGGCTGTAATGCGTTGTAGCGGATGATCATACTTGGACACGTTGGATTCTATCGTCCTTTTATCGTAGGGACTTAATTAAGTAGGTGTCATTTCTAGCGTGTCCATCATAAGAATCGTATGAGTTGGCCGTATTACATTTACAGTAGTCGCGTTGAATCTTTTTCTTTACCAGCCTTTAAACAGTTCAAATTACCATCCCCGTAGATAAGAATGACCCAGATTGAGCCAGATTGATTCAGGATAGGTTTGGTTGGTTTGGTGATTTTGGTTGATTTGGTCCTACCATTGCTACCGTAGATTTGGTTTGGATGGACCATTCACAACGGTTCCTTTGGTGGTCCAGGTTGGCCAGGGCAGTAGATCTAGAGTGTGCTACCGTAGGGTTGGTAAAGGGTCAAACCATTTTCACGGTGGTTTAGGCCAGGGCAGGTTATAGACGGGGCCCCCAAGTTTTGGTAATTTGGTAATACGTAGTAAGCACGATTTTCCACGGCCACCGTTTTAAGTTAAATACCAAGTGCCTGCGACGTTTCAAGTCAGAAACACGTGTCATACTGTCCAGGCACAATAAATATTCGTGTAGGGTCATCGCTAATTCTTAATATCTGTTAAGTTCGTATTGCCATATGAGCGGTGGCCCTCGCAAAGGAGAAAAACGTATGCCATCAGGAACCACAGTATCAAACACTTTCGTCACACAATATTCTGGCCGTGCCAAACCTAATCGTAGGAGCAAGAGGTATGGCAGGAAGCGTGCCGTCAAGGGGAAGCACATGGTGGGCAGGATTTTTCGCAAACGTAAGTAAACGCAAATAGGAGGACGCTATGCACAAAGGTAGAAAACACAAGACCATGAAGAAGGCCAAATCAACGAGATCACGAAAAGGTGGAAAAAGTAAGTCTTATACAAAGAAAAAGAAATACTAATATGAATCCAAATCTAGTTCATAAGCATCTGTTAGTAAGAGCAGAAGTCAATTCACCACCTCTATTCAGAG